TTATCCCTGTAGCCTCAAGCCAACGGCAATTAATTGCTATGGCACAAGACGGGATTGCGCTGGGTATCTCGCAAGAAATGACGGTGAAAATCCAAGAACGTAACGATTTGCACGAAACAACCCAAGTAGTTGTTGAGTTGGAAATTGGCGCGGTTCGCACCGAGGGCAAAAAAGTTCAACGTGTAACGACTACGGCTTAATGGAGGGATGAACCATGTCTCTTAACATTTACAAAAGGCTTACAGCCCTTGAGAATAGAACTACCGTTCCTTCTGGTGCGGCTCTTACTCTCAATGCCGTACAGCACGCAGGACGGTTGATCCTTCTCAATACCGCTACCGGGGGCACTTATGTTCTCCCGGCGGCTACTGGGACAGGCAATAACTACTGCTTTTTCTCATCTGTTAGCCAAACATCCGGGTCTATTATCATCCGTGTTGCCAACGCAACGGACGTGATGCAGGGCGTGGCTGCAGTTGCAGCTACAGCTCATGGTGTGTTTCCAACAACCACAACGTCGGACACCATTACCTTTAACGCCACCACTCAAGGCGGCTTGCGCGGTTCATACGTTGAAATTGAAGACGTGGCTGCTGGCTTGTTCAGAGTTAAGGTTAACGCTGTTGGTTCTGGAACTGCGGTAACTGTCTTTAGTGCAACCGTTTAACATTATTTCATAGGAGTTATTACCATGGCCGTAGAAAATAAATACACAGATGCTAACCTTGTTGCGAACAAGAAAACAGATGCCTACAAAGTGGGTTCTGGTTCGGAGCCGTTTATTCTTGTTGGTGTTGTTACCGTAGCAGCCGCTGACGATGACGGAAGTATCTTTCGGGTCTTCGCCTCTGTGCCTTCCAACGCTATTCCTATCAGCCTTGAAGTGGTGAACACAGCAATTACTGGAGGCACTTCTTACGGTTTCGGCTTGTACCGTGCCAACCTTGGCTCGGTGGTAAACGCTACCGTGCTGGCTTCGGCTATTGATATGTCAACTGCCCGTACGATTGCCACATCAAACAACGTCGGGCTATCGGCCTTGACGCTTGGGGAACTTCGTACGCTGGCTTCTCTTTCTGGAGCCACTAACCCTGATGATTCTTACGACATTGCTCTTACCGCCACCACGGTAGGAACCGCTGCCGGAACCATCCGCGTCAGAGGCGTTTTTGTTTTTAACTAAACTTCGCGCCCGGCCAGTAGGGGGTAGCTTCCTGCTGGCCGCAAAGGGGGTTTAATGGCGGTCACATCATCAACGGACATCTGCAACATGGCCTTGGATTTACTCCAAGGCGGTTTTGTTTCGGATATATCTTCACCGCAGACAAGCACCGAGGAAAAATGCGCCCGGTGGTATGACGTTAATCGCCGGATGTTGTTAAGAATGCATCCTTGGAACTTTGCCATAAAAAGAGCAGAATTGAGCGCAAGTTCAACAATCCCTTTGTTTGGTGCCGCCGCCGCCTTTCCCGTCACCGCTGATTTTATCAGGCTGCTGCGGGTAGTAAATGAAGACGATATGATCTACGCGGCATCAGATTATTTCTTTGAAAACAAAAGCATTATGCTGCGTTATTCCGATGCTACCGTATGCCGCATAATTTACATTTCTGATGTAGAAAATGTTTTGGCTTTTGATGATATTTTTATTCAGCTTCTTGCAGTAGAAATTGCCCTGTCGCTTGCGTACTCGATCACGCAGAACAATTCCAACATTGAGCGGCTTTCGGCTATCCGCAAAACCTTGATCAAGAACGCGACGGGCATTGACGGCCAAGAGCACCCGCCAGAAGTCAGGCGAGTTAGTGTTAACCGCAACGCACGACGTTCTCTAGGCGTGCGCGATACTACCCGGCATTATTTTAATGGTTAGCGTCAACACGTCACAACCGGATTTTTCCGCTGGGGAAATCGCGCCTAAATTCTACGGTAGGCACGATCTCCAAATAACCTACAAAGGGGCGCGGCGGGTAAGAAACTTCATTGTTGAAGCCGCTGGGGGTGTGTTCTTTAGACCTGGGTTTTACTACGCAGCCCAGACAAAAAACAATCAACCAGCTTGGCTGTATAAATTCAGGTTTATTGACAGTGCAAGTTTCACGCTGGAGTTTACGCAAAACGCTATCCGGTTCTACCGGAACAACGGTCAGGTACGTTTTGCGGCGCAAAACATTACCGGGATTACGCAAGCTAACCCTGCCGTTGTCACCTACAGCGGCGCAGACACCTTTGCCAATGGCGACAGTGTATTGCTAGGCAATATTTCCGGCATGACCAACCTAAACGACAATGAGTATATTGTTGCTAACGTCAACGTCGGCGCAAACACGTTTGAGCTTGCAGGGGTTAACTCAACGGCATTCCCGGCCTATACGTCTGGGGGCACCATTGAAAAGGTGATGGAGATCGTCACTACCTATGCAGCCGCAGACCTTGAGGCGTTAAAGTTTGCCCAAGAAAAAAACGTACTTTACATCGCCCACCCTTTATACCCGCCAAAAAAGCTAACCTACACCAGCCCCACAAGCTGGACATTTGCCGACCACTCACCCATACGGAAAACACGGCAAAACGCACAGGTCATCAGCGCGGTGACACAGGCCAACCCGGCTGTGTTGACCTACACCGGGAGCGATTCTTTTGTTAATGGCGACACGGTTTTTATTAACAGTGCCACGGGCATGACCGAAATAAACGAGCGGGAATTTACTATTGCCGCTGTCAACACGGGCGCAAACACGTTTCAGCTTGTTGGCTTAGATTCGTCTGGCTATGCGGCGTACACGGGCGGGGGTATCGTCAGGAAAGTCTCGTCAGCGGCGGCACCGTTCCTTTCCGCTGGAACATACCCCGGAGCAGTGGGCTTTTATGAAAACCGATTGTACTACGGCGGCAGCACCAATGAGCCAAACACACTGTTTGGCAGTAACGCCGGAAATGTTGATGATTTTACCTTGCAGATTAATCTATCGGCTGGGGCGAGACCGGAAGATGATGAGGGTTTAGAATATAAGGTTAGCGGAGCGGCAAAAATAGAATGGCTGGCCGGAACCGACAAGTTCCTCACCATTGGCGCAACCAACGACGTGCTTTTTGCAACAGGCGGTATTGATAACGTCATTACCCCGTCAAGCATCTCTATCAAGCCGACCAATAGTTACGGTGTTGATGATGTTAACCCCATAGGCCGAGGTTTGCTCTTGTATTATTTGCAGGGCGATAAAAGCACTATGCGCTCATTTGAGTACAGCCTCGAACAAGATAGATACGTTCCCGTAAATAGGAACGAAATTTCAGAGCATCTTACCTATGAGGGAATATCGCAGTTTGATTACGTTGAGGGCAGCAACGATATTCTGTGGGCGGTACGGGAAGACGGCAAGTTAGTAGGGATGACGACCAGCAGCACGGAAAGCATAAGCGGCTGGCACCTTCATTCAACCGACGGAGATTTTAAAAGTGTGTGCAGCCAAACACGGCTACACGATGACGGGCAATTATGGGCGTGCATAAAAAGAACGGTCAACGGCGTTGATAGGTACAATGTTGAGTACATGGCCGATACCATTGTCTACCCGATGCGAGAAGATTTTTTTACCGGAAATGAGGCCGCCGATAAAGCCGCTTTTGCTAGAGCAACCTATGAAGCCCAGAAACAATACGTTTACCTTGATTCTGCGGTCACATACGATGGTTCTGTCTTTGCTACACAGGCAATAACACCGGGCGCGACCACGGGAACAGGGATAGTGTTTACGGCGGCTGGAAGCGTGTTCACAGCGGACATGGTGGGTTCAGAGATTATTCGTAAAAGCGTTACTGGGTACGAAACAGGGGTTGCCTTGATTACCGCTTATAACAGTTCCACAAACGTCACCTGTACCATTGTGGAAACGTTTAACAGTGTTACCGCTATTCCCGCTGGGGAATGGTATATCACAACAAACGCTGTTGGCGGTTTGATGCACCTTGAGGGCAGGACAGTATCTGTTGTTGCCGATGGCGGCCAGCACCCGCAAGTTGTTGTGACTGGCGGTGTGGTTACCTTGGAAAGGCAAGCGTCTGTTTTTCATATTGGTTTGCCCTACACGGGAGAAGTAGAAACAAACGAGCTTGAAGGCGGGGGCACAACGGGGGTCTCACAAACAAAACCCAAATCTCTTTACGAAGTAGGGCTTCGGTTCTTAAATTCGATGTACGTGCGGTATGGGACAAGCCGCTATAGGTTAAACCAGATTGAAGCCCGCACCGCTAATATGCAGATGGACAGGCCGCCGCTTCCGTTTACGGGAGACATTAAAGTAAAATACGCCAACGAGACTGTTGATGCGCGAGATGGTACATGGTCAAAATCAAAACGAGTAATTTTTGTTCAAGATGTTCCGTTCCCGTGTTATATACAATTAGTTGTCCCGTATTTTACAGTGAGTAACTGATGTTTATTCGCAACCACACCGAAGACGATTACCCGCTTTTTGTGCAATGGTGGGAATCATGGGGCTGGCAGCCTATTCCTTATATGTTCCTTCCCAAAAATAGTGTTGTGGTGTGTGACGACGAGGGCAACCCTGTCTGCGCTGTTTTCCTGTATCTAACCGACACCCCTATTATCTGGGCGGAAAACTATATTTCTTGCAAAAAATCAAAAGATAGAAAAATATGCATTGAAGAAATGACAAAAAGTATTGCTTCAAAAGCAAAGGAACTAGGCGGGGTAGCAGTGATGAGCACTTTAAAAAGTGCGGCAATGGGGCGACGGCTTGAGAAAGGCGGCTTTCAAAAGACCGATTCCAACATGACAAACTACATTTTAGGGGTTTAGGGGATATGGCAGCGGCAGCCGCACTCGCACTGGCAAGCTTAGCAGCAGTTTCTAGCATTGCTGGCGGCGTACAGGCCAATAAAGAAGCAAAAAAGCAAGCCGTCCAAAACGAGGCTATGGCCAATCTTGCGGCAGAAGAAGAAGCGCGGGCATCAAGCAAGGAGGCATTGGCTGTTGGCCGTGAAGCGGAATCGGTACGCCGCAGACAGGTTGTGTCCTTTCTAAAGAGTGGCGTTGACCTTACGGGTTCGCCGTTAATGGTTATGGAAGCTACGCGCAGGGCTGGGCTTAGCAACGTCGAGGAAACCCTGCGTTCTGGCAGTCTATCGGCTTCTACCCGCCGTATTGAGGGTAGAATGCAAGCGGATGCTTTGAAAGCATCGGGGCGGCAAGCGTTTGTTCAGGGTATTGGCGGTGCCCTTTCTAATGCGGGCAGTGCTGCAAACATATATAGTAAAATGTAGAGGGACTTTATGCCGACAGTACCCGGCTACGACCAAGTGGTTATACGCAGAGCAGCAACACCGTCTTTCACGGACAGCGGAGCCATACAAAGAGCAGCGTCAACAGGGCAACAAACATCCGCGCTTTTTGAACAGGCAGCCAATGTTAGCTTAAACATTCAAAGGGAAAACGATAAGGTTACGCTGAACGATGCCCTTATACAGCGCGAGCGTGAAAAGATTGATTCCATAGACGCTACCCAGAAAATGTTTCAGAACAATCCCGAAGGCTACAGGCAGTTTTTTGAAAAAGAGCAGCAGAAGAAAGACGCGGAACGGCTTAAGACACTGCCCCCGTCGGTGCAAGAAGCCTACAATCTTAGCGTTGCAGAGAGCAATGTGCGGGACTATGAGCGCAACCTAAACTGGGAAAACGGGCGCAGAATTGAGTTAATTGGTTCAAAGATTAACCAGACGGGCAACACGCTGGCCGAACTTAGCTACACCTACGGGCAACGCGGTGAGGATTTTAACGAGATTGCTAAGAACATTGACGCAACAATTATTTCTGGAGCAGGGGTTCTGGCCGACGATAAGCTGCAAAACTTTGACAGCAAAATACGCACTGAAGCGGCGCAAAAATACATCTACGGGGCAATGGCCGTGGACGCGCAACGAGCGCAGCAGTTGCTAGCATCGGGGCAGTTTACGGCATATTTTACAAGCGAAGAGTTGACAAAGCTGCAAAAAACAGTCTGGGAAAAAACGCCGGATATTAAAAAACTAAATGAAATTCAATTAGATGGAAACCCCATAGAAAACGCCGACCGTTCGCTTGATATTATTATGCGCAACGAAGGCGGGTATGTGGCAAAAGACGGCGGTTCTGGTGAGGCAGCAATTTACGGCATTAACCGTGGGTCATTTCCAAAAGAACACGACGAAGCAAAACAGATAACGGAAACCCAAGGCAAGGCCGCTGGTGAGGCGTATGCCAGGCAGTTTTACAAACGAGAATTTTACGACAAATACAAAATTGGCGAGTTACCCTTACAGGTTCAGGACATTGTAGCCGACGGCGTAGTAAATCACAGCAGCGCGTTTAGCAAGAAGCTAGTGCAAGCGGCTCAAGATGGTTCCAACCCACAAGAACTGATTGAGATGCGGCGGCAGGAGTACGTGCGCCTTGCCAAAAATGACCCAGAAAAATATGAAGACCAGCTTCAAGGCTGGCAAAACAGGCTCAATAACCTGCCCATTCAAGGCGGCGGCGGGTACTACGGCAATCTTTCCACTGGCGAAAAACTAAACCAGCAAGAGGTTGTGCTCAAAAACATTCTGGCAGACCCTGCGAAGGCGGCCATTGAGACAGGAGCAAGCACCCCTGCGGAATTGGTGCAGGTGCAGCAACAGATTCTTGGTTTTGATAAAGAGAATGCCAGTGTACTCACAAAAGCGCAGGCTTCTGTTTTTGGTGCGTCTCTTGCCCAAGTAAACAATGCCGATGAGGCACTTTCTCAAATCAACCAACTTATTGGTACTTACGGTGAATATACCCCCAACGCCATTCAGGACTTAAAGAGAAACAAAAGCATTGCCCCTGCTATGGAAGCCGCAATGTCCCTAGCCCACGGCGGAAGACCTGAAAATAAAGAACACATCGAGCTGTTAATTAATGTGTCGCGTTCTGGTAAAACTGCCTTAAACGATCTGTACCAGCAGGGTGGGTTTTTAAAATCCAATCTAACCAGCAAAGTAAAAGACAAGACCAAAGACTTGCAAGCGGCCATTTTAAACGAAGGCAAATCCTTTGAGGACGTGCAGGAAAAGATAGACGTTGTTGAATCACTGTCTATGGCAAGAATGCTACAGCGTAAAACCTCATCTGAAAGCGATGCAGTAGAATTTGCCATGAAGCCTTTTAACGGCTCATACGAGGTGGCCGAGGTCAACGATGCAAAGTTCCGAGTGCCGACAGCTTATTCAGCCAGTCAGATTGAGAATAGCATTGAGACCTTTCTTAAAGAATCACTGCCCGAAATGGTCAATCAGCGGGATAAAGAAATTTATGAGCTTCAAGATATTGCCGCGCCGTTTCTCAATGAAAAAGAAACTGGCTACAAGTTCCGCTCGATAGACGGCAATGTTCTTGTGGATAAAGCCGGGAAGGAAATAGATATCTCGTTTGAGCAGCTTCTTAAAGGACAAGAAAACAAAAAAAGAAAAGAAAAAGAAGATAAATACCGACGTTTTCTCGAAGAAGAACCGGAGCCACGCTTCTAATGTACGGCTTTTGGAACACACCACAGCAGAAGCGCACAGACTTTGGCGAGTCGCAGGACACCCAGCTTTTTAAGCCGCGTACAAGCGCGGTTATTTCTGCTGGTGGTGGAGAAGGATTTTACGGCGTTGGCACATTAGAAGCCGATAGGACTCTACGCAGAGTGGAAGAGGCTAAACAAACGGGCACTAAAATATCCGAAGAGCAGTACAAGGCCAACCCTGATTTATACAGCGAGGGGATCCCTTGGCATGAAGGAATGACAGAAGAAAGTGCAAAGGAATTGAAGCAATTTAACGACGCTTCTATTGCCCGGCGCAAGATTCTTGCCGAGGCATCGGACGCGCAGACTATACTTGGTTTTGGCGCGGCGTTTGCCACGGGGATTGTAGAGCCTAAAAACCTTGCCGTCGGGGTTGCTGTGTCCGCTGGCACTGCCGGGCTAGGCTCTATCGGTGCCCTTGGCAATACGGTAAGACGCGCCTATCAACTGCGGCGTTCGCTTAAGCTAGGCCAGAAGGTAGGGATTGGCGTTGGTGAGGGTATTGTCGCCGGGGCGGTGGTAGAGCCGGGGAACCAAAGCACGGCAAAAGGGCTTTTTCAGGAGTACACGCTGCAAGACAGTTTGTTTAATATCGCCACGTCGGCAGCATTTGGCGGGATTGTGCCCGCCGTTGGAGCGGCGGCATCAAAGCTCTCCCCCATCATGCAGAGCAAGCTACAGCGGTTCCGCAGCAAGGCCACAGAGGTGGTGGCCGATGAGATCGACATGGCCTCTACACAAAAGGCGTTGGGGCAAGCTGTGAACATTGAAGCAGTTGAAGCGCAGGCATCATTGCGCTCAAACGTGGTGCACCTTAAAGACGAAGCTCTTGCAAACTTTATGGTAATTGCGCGAGATTTACCGCGCATGAATTTTTTAATTAAGAAAGGCATTTCACGGCTGAAAACTGTTCCCCAAATAGCGGAAGAATTAAACCCTCCTTTGTTTAAAGCTGTAAAAGAAATCGAACAAAAATCTGATACTATACAGCGGTTTATAGATGAACTTAGCGCAAAGAAGCAAGCCGACGATCAAGAAAAAATCAAGCAGATTGAAGAAATTGATACTAAAATTGCAAATCTACAGCGCAATATGCGTAACCTTGGCAATAGACGAAAAGCCGAGAAGCAAGTGCTTGTTGATGAATTGATTAAATACAAAGACGTTCTTGTCCAATCTATTAAAGATTTTCAAACACCTGATATTATCCGATTGCGTGAAGAGTTAGTAAAAAACGATCTGGCAATCAGAGATAAAGCAGTAGAAATAAGCGAAACATTAAAACAAGCCCGGCAAGAACACGCATTGCAAAAAATTGCCATTCAAGAAATGGACGATATTAATTTAAACACAATCAAGAATCACAACAAAAACGCTTTTGACTACCGCAACGACACCCTTATCAACTACGATGTTATTGAGCGCGGCCCTACAAAAAACCAGCTTGAGGCGGAAATAAAACAATCGGACGAGTACTTGGACACAACCGCCGACGCAGAAATTAAATCTATGCGTGACCAAGGGATTATAACCGAAGAAGAATTTGACGATTACCAAAACGCTGTGAGCACGATACCGGACAAGATGACATCTAAAGCAATGGATGTTATAAAAACATGTTTTACCAGAGGTTGAAATGAGAGATTGCATCAAACGCATTGTAGAGCAATCCGGTTTAACCGAGCCGCAGGCGCGCAAAATGGCTAAAGACGTTGACCAAAAAGCCAAGCGTCGCTCAAAAGAAACGGGGCAAAGCTATGAGGACGCTGTTGACGAGGTTGTTGCCGAGAACCTGCAAACCATCAAAGAAAACGCGGAAAACATCAAGCGCAATTATGCCCGCAACGTCATTTTAAAAAAGAAGAATGAAACCTTTATTCAGGATATGCTTGATAACAAAGAGTTTGAGCCTTCAATAACACTGGCTTTCCAAGCAATGTTTGAGGGGATAAATACCCCGTTACCCGGCGGGAAAAACTCCCTTGAGGTAAATAAACATGCGGCAAGGGCAACGTACCTAAACGAGATTGTAGGAAACCTGTCAAAAGAAGGGCTGCTAAATCTTTTTTCCGACGGCAAACTGTCTCCCGAAATAGGCCGTACGCTCTGGGATTTATCTAGCGGCGAAAGTCCAAAGAGTGGCAACAAGCAAGCAAACAGAATTGCCCAGATAATCTATGACGTGCGGGAAAAACAACGGCTGCGGCTCAATAAAGCCGGGGCGGACATTCAAGAAATAGCGGGGCACGTCATGCCCCAACGTCACGATCTGGTAGCGATGCGGAAAATAGGTGAGGCCAAGTGGATTGAGTTTATGCGCTCACGCCTTGATAAAGACAGAAGCTTTGGCGGTGACTATGAAGACCTCGATAAGGCTCTATCTGGTGCTTACAAAGCCATGCTTTCCGGCGTTCGACTGGACGGAGTGTACAAAGAAGATGAAAAGTTTTTTCAGTTTTTCGGCCCCAGCAATCTTGCTAAAAAACTGTCACAACGTCGGCAGCTTATCTTTAAAGACTACGATTCGTGGGAAGAATGGAACAACGCTTTTGGAATGCGCAGTTTGCACGAAGGTGTCATTGATTCGCTAACGTACAATGCCGACAACATTGCTTTGATGGAGCGTTTTGGCACAAACCCCGAAGCCATGATGAAAGAGGTGTATCGTTCGATAAAAGAAAAAAACCGTGACATTGTGGACGCACGGGCTGGGGATGATGATAAGATAGACCAACTCATTACCGGGGCAATGGAGAAACAAAGAATCCCCGCCAACGCAACATTGGCTACCGTGTCATCAAACATTAGAGCGTATAACATTGTCACAATGTTGGGGAGCGCAATAGCTTCCTACATTGGAGACGTTCCGATTAAAGCTTTTGAGTATCGCAACCAGGGGAAAAACTGGCTATCAGCTTTAACAAAATCAGTGGTAGATATTGGTTATGGGTTTAAAAACAAGCAAGACCGTATTGAATTTGCGTCAATGTCCGGGGTGTATTTTGAATCTCTTATTGGAAACATAGGAAGCCGATTTAGTCTTAGCGACGACATTAACGGCTTTGCTGCAAAAGGGTTGCGGTTGTTCTTTAGGCTTAATCTTCAAACATGGTGGACAGATGCACATCAAGGGGCGTTTGTGCGTTCCATGTCGCACCAGCTTGGCCTTAAAATAGGTCTTGAGTTTGATGCTTTGGACGCAGATACAGCACGGTTTTTTAGTCAATACGACATAACAAAAAAAGATTGGGACACCATGCGGGCGGCGGTAACAACCCTTGAGGATGGCCGGGCTTACATTTTGGCTGACAAAATTACTGATAAAGCTGTTGCTGAAAAATTATCGGGATACCTCTTTGATAGAAGAGAATCGGCAATTCTTAATACCGGAGCTAGAGAAAGAAGAATTACCACTTTTGGAAATACTCGGCGAGGCACGGCAAGAGGTGAGTTTTTTCGGCTAGCTGCTCAATATAAAAGCTACCCTGTTTCTGTTATTACCAAAGTTCTGGGACAAGCATGGTATGGGCGCGGGAAACCGGACATTGGCGGGCTGACAACATTATTATTGTTAACAAGTGCTTTTGGCTATTTGTCTGGGGTTATGAGCGATCTCTTTAAAGGCAAATCTCCAAAAGACCCTTTAAAAACAGAAACTATTTTTGCGTCTATAGCGCGAGGCGGTGGAGCTGGTATTCTTACTGATGTTTTCTTGACGGACTTTTCATCTTACGGAAAAGATTTTTCCTCATTCTTGTTGGGGCCGACGTTTGGCAATGACAAAGTAATAAAGCTGTGGTCATCTCTTATTCGCGGTGAAGGTTCAACTCGTGCCGCCGCGATGATGGCAATAAGCTCAATACCTGGGAACAACCTATTCTACATTCGCGGCCCCCTAGACCATTTGTTACTGCTTGAAATGCAGGAGCAGATGAACCCCGGCTTTATGAACAGAGCAGAACGCGATATGCAGAAAACCTTTAATCAAGAATGGCTTTGGAAATAGTTTTATGATAAAGAAATTTTACACAAAGGTGCCCTTATGACAGTCGGAGCGTTACCAACAATTTTCAGACGGCTGGGCAACGGGGTCACAACTGTTTTTGCCTTTGACAATAACGTACTCGATCAGGATTTTCTTGATGTTAAAATTTTGACACGGGCGACAAGCGCCGTTGTTGAAACCCTTACTCTTGGCGTTGACTATACCGTTACCATCGTTAGCAATACAACGTCTAACGTCACCATTATCAACGCGCTCAAGATTCCTTCGGTCACACAAGATATTTTGTTAACGCTGAATATTCCCGTTACACAAACACGAAGCTACCCACGCGCTGACATTTTACCAGCGGCTTCGATTGAAAGCGGCTTAGATAAGCTGACACTCATAGCACAAAACACAACGGACAAAATTGACCTGTCTATTAAACTGCCTGATTCTGATATTGGGTTAACGACAACGGTTCCAGATGTGGGGACTCGTGCGGGTAATTACTTAGCGTTCGATGCTTCAGGCAACGTGATTGCGGCAGCGGGAACAGGCGGCACGGCTATCAGTGCACCGTTAGTTCCGTTCGTGCAAGCGGCCTCCTTGGTTGCGGCCAAAGCGTTGTTGATTACCGCCGGAAGTATCGCCACAGCGGACATTGCCAACAGTGCCGTCACCAACGCCAAGATGGCGGACATGGCGGCAAACACGGTTAGCGGAAATGCCACCGGGGCACCCGCTGCACGGCAAGATATTGCAGTATCTGCGTTTCAAGTCGTAGCAAGGGGCGCAGGGAATCTTTCAACCTTTACAACCCCAGATGACTTAACCTACATCAGCACCCGTCTTTCCCTCCAAGGCGCAGACAAGAAACGGCAAATCATCCTCAACGCCCCGGTGGACACCAGCGGCTACAACAGCATGTTGCCTGCCACGTCGGGCAGTTTGAGCATCACTACGCAGAACATCACCACGTCCGCACCGCTGGTAGTGACGGCGGCGGCCAGCTATAACCAATTTGGTGATCAGGTCAACCGTAAGGGCTTCGCCACCGCTAACTTGACGTTTAGTGGCAACACGGCCTCAATAGGCATCAGCAGTATCACCCGTTCAACGACTACAGCTACATTAACAACCAGCGCATCCCACAACCTTGTGACGGGCAGCGAAGTCACGGTGAGCGGCGCAACACCCGCCGGGTACAACGGCGCGTACATAATCACTGTGACGGGGGCTACGACGTTCACCTACGTCATGGCTGCCGACCCCGGCGCAAACGCAGCCCCCGTTGGCTCTTACACCGTCACGAACTTCCTCTGGGTTGACGTTGGCACAGACGGGGTTCTCACCACTGGCCGGACGCTGTTACCACCTGTGTATGTGCAGGGCAGCACTCCATCCACTACGGCCAACCAATCCACTTACAACATCACCGAGGCCAAAGGTTATTACGGAAATGGCAGCACCGCGCCGCAGACGTACAAGGTGTTTGTGGGCGAAGTTCAGGCGAGCACGGCGACGATTACGAGCAGTGTGGCGTATGCGGTAAACGGGTATTATGATAGCGGGTTAAATATTAATTTACCTGGGGTCTCAACAATAATCAACAAAGCGCACAACATAGGCGTTAGTGATTATCTTACAAACAGGTTAATTTTGATCAATAAAGTATCTGAATTTGGTTATGTGGTTGGACAAATCGTTAACAATCCACAAGCGTTTAACTCAAGTGATATATATAACATTAATACGCGATCAATCAGGAACATTACGTCTTTCACATCTGGATCAAGCTCTGCATTTATTGCCCAAAATGCGTCTACAGGAAACAATAACACCCTTACGAGTGCTAATTGGAACTATAAATTCATCGTTGAAAGGTCTTGGTAACATGGGCACCTACATCAATCCCCAAATTGGCTATTACGAGGGCGATCCTATTAGCCCCGCCGACACGGAAGTCGCGCAGCGTCCATCGGGTAGCCTGACTGTTCCCGGTGTTACCGTCTCCGCCCCTGCTGGCGCAACAATCAACCTCCCTGACCAATCCCTGCCCGTAACCTACACATGGGACGGAAGCGCATGGGTTGTTGACCTCCCAGCCCTACGCACGGCGCGTCTGGCGTTGATACGGGCGCATAGAAACGCCCTGTACGATTATTGCAACGTCGCCACGGCAAAGGGCAATAATAAGAGGAATCGGGGATTGGAACGCCAAGCGGGGGAATGGAACACTAAGTTGGATGACGTGCCGCAAGTGGCCATCCCGGCATTGGACGCGCTTACCACGGCGGCAGAAATTGCAGCCTACGCCCCCGATTATACGCCCCCGGCGTATGTTTATGTGGTTTCTGCCGTGCAGTTTTTCACCGTATTGCAAGAGAACGGTTACGTCACCGCCGAGCAAGCCGCTAACCGTGCGCTCCTTCCTGCAGCGTTGGCAACCGCTTTTGATTCACTCACGCCTCCGAATGATGGACTTGCACGGGGTAAATGGGCTAATTTCACCGAGGTTGCGGAAGATGAAGCTCTTGTTCCGCTAGTGTCTGCCGCCCTTGGTGTTGCACCGGAAGACGTGCATGACTTCTTCGTAGCAGCGTTTGCCATTGTATGATAAACTTTAACCACTAATAGGAGGATACCATGCCTTTATTTTCACAATGGGTTAACCCAATATACAAAGCAGGAGCACATGCCACTGGCCCTGCAATCGGGGCTAGAGCGGTAACTCCTAATGATGGAGCCGATCTGCCTTTTTCTCCGGCAAGGCGGATATATGTTGGGACAGGGGGTAACGTATCTGTTGTATATGAACCCGGGAGTACCGCAGTAACTTATGTTAATGTACCGTCTGGTTTTGTATTTGGAGGATTTATTACTCGCGTCAATGCAACTGGAACCACGGCGACAAACATAATTGCGGAATATTAACATGCCTTTTCTTGGAATGTCCGGCATGAGCATAGAAAGAGATTCGGTTTACCCTGCTCCCGTGCTTGGGCGGCTTTCTGTGTCTCCAGCCGCTGCTTATAGCCTACGCCGTTTGTCAGCATCTGCCATTAGGGCTATTCAGGTTAGACGAAGCAGCGACAATACTACGTTAGATATAGGTTTTGTTGGTTCTAATTTAAATGTGGCAGCGTTGTTAACTTTTGTTGGAGCAGGCAATGGTTTTGTCACTACATGGTATGATCAGGTGGGAAGCGTTAATGCAACGCAAGCAACAGCGATTTTGCAGCCAAAAGTTGTTAACGCTGGAGCTTTATATTTAAACACAGCAAATACTGCCTCTATTAAATTTGATGGTATTGCTAATACAATTTTATCAACTGGAGATTTTTCATTACAAAATCCTTTGTCAATAAACACAGTTATAAACAATATTTCTTACAATAATTTATCTCCTTTTTCAAATACAGTTTATGACGGATTTTTAACTTCTGACCGAAGCGAATTAAGATTTTTAGCTATTAATAGTTATGAGGTTTATGCAAATCCTGCATTTATTGGTCAGAGCCTTACAATAACTGCGTCTACGCCGTTTGTTTCGACAACTGTTTTTAATAATGCTTCATCGGTTGTTTTTCAAAATGGCACGTCTATTGCTACAGGAGGATCGGCGGGTCAATTAAATCCCGGAGGAATTTATATTGGCAACTATGCGCTTGGAACACGCGGTTATGACGGACTTATGTCAGAATTTTTAATTTTTAATGGAGTTATTTCAACAACAAATCGTCAAATTTTAGAACGCAACCAAGGAGCATATTATGCTATATCTGTTGCTTAACACTACTGATTTCAATTATGCAAAAAATATTAGCAAGGCGTTATGGTTGATTGCCAGGCCATCAAACGGAGCTGTGACTCAATTTTATGCACCAGTAATTCAAAAACACAACGGCACAGCTCTTGCATTGGGGTTTTCCAATATTGCAGACCTTAAAGTTGATGCAAGTGTCAACCCATCAGCCGCAACCGCTTTGATGACTACAATTACAGGAGCTGAATCAACTGCGTTGCAGAATGCCATTACAGCGGCAATAGGAACTAATATTAATCCTCTTACAATTATGCCTGCTAGCTTAGGAACTACAACGCAGACAATGGCTCAACTTCAAGCAGCAAATTGGTTTCCTCCATTATGACCACCCTCTGGACTACCGTCACAAAAGAACTGGGCAGACCAGATGACCAAGGCCGTGACTGGTACACATGGTCTTTAAACCAGCTTGGTCATTTTGGACTTGGTGTTGTCGGCATGATGAATTTTAACATTACCGTGGTGCTTATGTTTGCCATCGGCAAGGAAGTTTACGATCTTTATCAAGGAGGCAAATGGAGGGATAGTGTAATAGATATTACTTTTTGGAGCATCGGGGCTTTCTTCACCACTGCGCCCGGCTTTTTAACTGTATTGCTCTGTATTATTTTACTGATCGGCGTTTATAAACGGTTTAAGGAGGCAAAACGTGGTTGAAGTTGTGCACCTTGAGCGCATTACGCGCACCGAAACATTGATCACCGAGCAAGGCAAAACGCTGGATAAAATCGAGAAACGCCTTGATGAGATTGACGACAAGATGGATAGTATGGCCACGGCAGAATCTGTAAAGGACTTGCGTATTGAAATTCTTAAACTAGAAAATTCTTTTGCGGAAAAATTTTTACCTAAATTATTATCTGAACAAGCAAAACAAGACGATGCTATTCGTTTATTGCAAGACAGGCAGCGTATTGCTTATTGGGCAAGCATTGTTTCTCTATGTTTATCAACAATACTTTTACTTGTCGGCACAATGAGTTTAAAGTATGCACATAAAATAGGCACGGCTGTTGGCACTGCCGCTAATAGTTTTTTGCCGCAATAAGGAGAAAATTATGTCACGCGCAACAGGTGGATACAAAGGCACCCCCAAAGCCCCGGCAGCACGGATGGCGGCGAATAAAAAAACCGCATTAGCCAAGAAGCCCGGCAAAAAGTCTTAATGCTACATTGGATTGCCCTAGCCGGATTGTTTATCCCTCATTGGGTAGATATTCTCGGTTGGGGCAATCTTGATGTGTATGTGTTGGGCATTTTCGTGACGCTGTCCGCTTTGGCCTTGGCGGGCGCGTGCAGCGTCACCAAGGTGCGCCATCGGGTACTAAGCATGGCAATATCTTTTTTGGCTATTGCTTGGCTTCTTGAGCAAGCTGTGAGCATGGTTTTCGGTGTTTCCATCTACCACCCTTGGTGGGCCATTATTGAGACAACGATCCTAGCCCTGATAGGTTTAAATTCGATTGTACGCTCTGGCCGCGAGCAATCCGACTGTGTGGCCTATTACAAGACACCCAAGACGTTTCTAGACGTGCTGGCGTGCCTTTTAGGCGGCGATCTTAAACAGACGTGTATTGAGATAGACGGGCGGTTTTATGGGTTCCGGGCGGGATGGTGCACAGAAATTAACGGTTTTGATGTTAAACGAGGCTTTGAGGTGCGCTTTATCTCGCGTGCTAAAGCGGAGAAAATCCGCGCCAATAAAGGCAAGCCGTGGAGACCTTGGAGGAATTGTGTATGGTGCCTACTATAGCAAATGACAACCTCGGCAATGTTATTGATTTAGAGAACTACCTAAAGCCAGTAGATACCCGCGCCAGCGAGTTTTTTGATGCGCTGGCAGACGAGTTTTTGGGAACAGAAATTGCGTTGGTAACAGTAATTGCAATGTATCGTGACGAAAATGGTAAATTATTAATTAAGGATTACAAGCTATGTTAACCCTCCTCGGCTCTCTCCTCGGTTTCCTCGGTAGCGCGTTCCCCAGCGTTCTAAAACTGTTTCAGGACAAGCGGGATAAGGCTCATGAACTGGCCTTACTGCAACTACAAATGGAAGCGCAGACTAAACAGGGAGGCCAGCGGCTGGAGGAGATACAGATAGCTAGCCAAGCGGCTGAAATGCAATCCCTGTACGCTAGCATGCAGCCTACCAACGTGCCTTGGGTGGATGCCCTTAATGGCACCGTGCGGCCAGTAATTGCCTATGCGTTTTTCGCACTGTACGCGGCTATTAAGGTGTCGGCCATTGGCACACACGGCCTGTATCCGGAAAACATCTGGACGGAAGAGGATGCAGCTTTGTTTGCGGGAATTGTGAGTTTTTACTTTGGGCAACGGGCGTTGAGGGTGAAGTGAAAATCAGTCAAGCGGGAATTGACCTCATAAAGCGATACGAAGGCTTTGTTTCTAAGCCATATTTATGCCCGGCAGGGGTTTGGACTGTTGGTTATGGAAGCACCCGTGGCGTTACCCGTGACACGCCTCCAGTAACCAAGGAGCAGGCAGAAGAAATATTGCGCCGCGATGTAAAAAGCGCAGAAGCCGCCGTGATGCGGTTGTGTCCTTCCCTGAAGAAACAAAACCGTTTTGACGCTATCGTGTCCTTTACTTTCAACCTTGGTGCAGGTGCTTTGCAGCGATCGACATTGCGCCAGAAAATAAACCGTAAAGATCATTTGGACGTGCCACCGGAATTAATGAAATGGATACACGCCGGAGGCCGCAAACTGCCGGGATTAGTGGCTAGGAGGGCGGCAGAGGGTTATATGTACCAGGACGAGTAGAATCTGATTTTCCGTCTGATTGTGAAAGAAAATGCCAGTAAACAACGTCAATTTCTTTTTCCAGCTTCTCAATCCATATCTGATTGCCAACATCAAGACTAGAAGAGTATTTATTGT